GCACTCAGGGGCATCGGCTTCGGGACGATGCCCCAGCCGACCGTGTGGTTCGCGATCGTGCGGAGCGCCTGGCGCACCAGGCGATCGTTCCGCGCGAGATCGCGCGCGGCGTAGCGTAGATACGCGAGCGTGCTGCCCTGGTGGATCGCGTTGGCGTCGCCGGCGGACCGGTTCCAGCCCTGCGTCCGTCGGCCGACGACCGCCCCTTCGTAGTGCCGCAGCAGCTGCGTCGTGGCGATCCGCGCGCGGGTGCGCGCGAGCTCGCGCTGCGGCGAGAGGAACCCGACCGCGCGATCGAGCCACGTAGGTTTCATGGCCATCGGTCAGACTCCCTTGGTGAACGCGGCGTAGCGCGTCCGGCTGGTGCTGACGTTCGTCGTCAGGTTGCGTTCCATGTAGGCGAGGAACTTCTTCGCCTCCTCGAGCGAGGCGAACGTCATCGACTGATCGCCGAACGTCACCTGCTGCGCGCCGCTGCGGTCGAGCAGCGCCGCCTTGAATGCATCGATCTGCGCTTGCGTATAGGTGATGGCCACTTACCTGTCTCCCTTCAACCAATTCGGGCGCGGCGGAATCCACCGGCCCTGCTGCGGCGCCTTCGCGGCCGCGAACCTGTCTGTCGTCGATGTCTGCTGCGTCGGTGCGGCTGGTCGCGGCGGCGCCGGCGGCGTGGTGACCGCGCGGCTGAGCGCGTCCCAGTCGCTGTCGCGGAACCGATCGAGCCCGTAGAGCGCGGCGGCCGCGCGGGCGTAAACGCGGCAATCGAGGTAGTGATTCTCCCGACCAGGAATGGGCTGCCACTCGAACCCCGTGCGAGTCTTCACGAGCTGCTCGCCGGTCAGCTGCTTGAAGTAGTCCTCACCGTGCTCGCGGAAGTGGCAGAAGCCGGGCGCGAGCGTCGCGCCCTCGGCCTGCTCTTCGCCCGTCGGCCGCCGCAGCCGCAGCCAGCCGTAGAGTTCGGTCTTCGCGAGGTCGCCGGCCACCGGCCACACCAGGCAGCCGCGCCGGATGCGTTTGCCGCTGACTTTGACGTCGACGGGCGTCGGGCTGCCGATGAGCGCGCGCCCGCCCGCCACGCCTTTCGTCGCGATGACGCGGTTCTTCGGATGCTGGCGCACCCAGCTGTAGACCGTCTGCGTCTGGTCGCCGGAGTCGACGGCGAGCATCGCGATCGACAGCTCGGCGCCGGATGCGGCGCGGTAGGTGCGCGTGAGAAAGTCGGTCAGGCGCAGCCACGGCGACGGCGCGTGCGGGCGGCCTCGCAGATCCGACGTATCCCCGGGGAGGATGCCGGCGTCGATCGACCACGACTGCTTGTCTCTGCCCCAGCCGACGACCTCGAACACGAGGCGATCGCGCTGCACGTCGACGCCGCAGGTGAGGAAGAGCACGCCCGCGGGGCACGTGCCCGGCGCGTAGTCCTCGCGGCGATCGTAGAGGCGCTCCCAGTCCGGCGCATCGCCGCGCTCCTGCCAGGTCTCGCCGAGTCCCGTGTTGACGAAGGTCTTCAGCTGCTCGACGCCGGCGGCATTCGCCGCGACGAACTCGGTGCACAGCTGTCCCCAGGTCGCGTTCGGGCTGAAGCTGTACGCGGCCCAGATATGAAAGGACGCGTGCCCGTGGAACGGCTCCGGCGCCGGGATCTCCGGGAACTGCGCATGAGGGCCTGGCCGCCATTCGCCGGCGTGCACCATGTCCCGCTGGTGCGCGTGGTCGATGGCCGAGCCGCACGCGACGCAGACGTACACCGCGAGCGCGGGACGCCCCTTCGGCCAGGAGAACTGCTTGAACTGCAGGACCTGCATGTGCCCGCAGTCCGGGCACGGCACGTAGTAGCGCCGCTGATCGCCCTCGAGGAAGAGCTGTTCGATGCGGCTGACGCCGGCGTCGGTGGGCGTGCTCCCCCAGACCAGTTTCCGATTCCAGAAGTATTCCGAACGCTTCGTCGCGAGCTTGATCGGGTCGCCTTCGTGGCCCGCGCTCGGCGGATAGCCGTCGACTTCGTCGCCCAGGATGATGCGTCGCGAGACGCGGCGGAAGTTGCCCGGACTCCGCGCGCCGGCGAGCTGCAGCAAGCCGCCGCGAAAGCGCTTGTGCAGCATCGAGTTCTTCAGCGTGAACGCGGCGAACTTCTCCCCGACCACGGAGCAGTCGCGGATCATCGGCTCGATCTCTTCCTTCGCGAACCCCTTCGCGTCGTCCTCGTCGGGCTGAATCACGAGGATCGCGCACGGGTCGTGGTCGACGTGGTAGCCGATCGCCGCGTTAATCATCTTCGTGTAGCCGATGCGCGCCGACTTGAGGAAGGTGATCTGCTCGACGCGCGGATCCGTGAACGCGTCCATCGGCTCGCGCTGATACGGCAGCGTGCGCCAGCGACCCGGCTCCGCGGCCGACTCCGCCGACAGATAGAACTTCTCGTCGGCCCAGGCGGACAGTGTCAGCCGCGGCGGCGGCCGCAGCGCGGTGCGCGCCTCAGCGACGACGGAACTCGCGGTCCTCATGACTCGGGATCCTCGGTGGCCAGCCCCTCGAGCGCCTCGCGGACGATCGCGTCGAGCGCGGCCAGGTCCGCGAGCATCAGGTGCGGGAGCTGCTGCTTCGCCTTACTCGGAACGCCGAGCAGCTTCGTGCGCACGGTCGAGAACGCGTCCGCCATCGCGGCCGCCATCTCGACCGCGTTCACGAGCTCGCCGGCGCGCTGCTTGTAATTCAGTTCCGCGAGCTCGGCGCGCCAGTGCTTCTCGCGCGCGGATGCGGTCGCCAGGTTCGTCGCGTCGGTGCCTTCGACCGGAGCGTCGGGGCTATAAATGGTTAATATCGGGTCGGTCGTGGCCGGCGCCTGAGCGGCCGCGCGCGCCTTCACCGCGTCCGGTGCCTTCGAGAGGTCCGTGGTTGCCGCCCACTCCCGGTCCGCGAGCGCCACGTCGGCAATCTTCGTGACGCCGTCGACCGTGGTCAGCGAGGCGGACAGCCGGCCGCGCGCGATCGCGCGGAGGACCGCCTGGTGCGACGCGCCGCGATGGCGCGCATACGCGCGGACGGACAGCGGCGTGTTCACGACGGCCTCTTACCAGCGGCGGCGCCGGGCGCAGGCTCGCGGTCAGATTCGCCAGCGTATTTGTCCGGCGCGCTGACAGTTGCCCCAGGGAATCTGTCCGCCTGGTGGTCCGCCTGGTCCGGGTGGTAACACTTAACCGGACCAACACCTAGCGGGTCTTTGGGCCGCGTCCACCCGCTTACGGGGCAACCCCCGAAAGAACCTACGCCACCCGGGGGGGTGGCCGGCCGCGCGAACGTGAGCGCGAGCGTCGACTTCGTCACGCGACCGCCTTCCGTGATCGCGTCGTGAATCCGCGCCGACTCGTCGATGCACGCGTCGGCTTCGGCGCCGGCGTCTTCAATGCGTCGCGCGTCGCAACGAGCGCGACCATCAAGTCCAGGTCCGCAGCCGCGGCTGGCGTCGGCACGTCCCCCTGGATGACGTCACCGCGCAGCTTCGCAGCGATCAACTGCTCGAACCGCACGCGATAGCCGTCTTCCGCGATCGTCGGATCGAAGGGCCCGCGCTGCAGCTCGATGATCTGTTTGGCGGCTGCGACGAATTGCGGATCAGCCGTTTCGGGAATGCGGTCGTATCCACTCACGCCGACGATCGGCCGAATCTCGCGGAGCTCGCGCAGACGGTGCATCCCCAGCCCCCGACCCTCCGGTCGCACGGCGACCAGGTGCTCGTGCCCATGCAGGCCGATGGTCCCGATGCCGATGGTCTCGGTCTCGAGCAGCGCCTGGCGCAGCATGACGAACGGTGCCGGCGCCGCCGCATCGCTCGGCACGAGGTGATAGGCGGTATCGAAGTGCCGCTGATCGATCGCGAGCCTCGGGACAAATCGGTGGAGCGTGATGATCCGACTCGAGGCCGGCTTGATCGCATCCAGCTCGGTCTGCGTGAATGTGATCATCTGGCCAAGCGTGTGCTCGTGGCCCTTCACGAGATTCGCGTACGGGACCTCGAGCGGCTGGCCTTTGGCGTCGACGCACGCCGTGCAGAGACGGCGCTGCTCGATCGGCTTGCGGCAGGCGTCGTGGAGCTGGCGCAGCTCGGGTCCGACAGGCGGGCCGTCGTACGCCGCATAGGCGCTGATGCCGATCGTGACCCGGCCGAACGCCAGCTGTCCCTTCCACGCGGCGCGGCTGCCGCCGGCGGCGATCGTCGCGAGGGTGAACCCGCGCACGGTGGCGAGGATGCGTCCGACGGTCTCCTGCTTCGTCGAGCCGTCGCGCTTCGTCACCGTGACGGTCTCGCCGGCGGTGAGCGCGGCGCCGCGCAGGCCCCAGGAGCCGTCGCGCAGCTTCACGTACGTAGTCGTGTCCGTATGCATCAGTAGTCTCCAGTCA